AGCGCGAACCAGAACTGGTCCTCTGCTGTAAAAAGCAGAGCAAAACTGGCGGGACTAATCCTAAGGATAATCCCGTTGGTCTATGGAACTCTAAGTGTCTCGACTGTGAAGATCTCATTTGGATACGCTCACAATGTTGTGAAGTTGCACCGGGCTCAAGGTTCAAAAGGGACAGCGAAGTATCTTAAAGCTGCTTACGTTCTGCTTCAGCAGAGCGCAGGTGGGTTTATTATACCAGCGCCTTGGGACCTAGGCTGCAATGTAGCTCGTACCCGAAAGGGGGTGCCGCGGATAATTAATCCGCAGCAACGTCTCCTGGTGATTAAAGGAGATGTGCCCACTATTCGCTTTTGGCTCTCCCTCCTCGGTTTATACCGAGTGATAGAGTTTAAAGGTAGTCTAAAACTCAAAACCATCTACTCGCCTGGGGTAGTAATACCCAAGGCTTTCGTAGATGAGTGGAGAGGGTGGGTTCCCGAGTTTCTAAAGATAGCTGAGCAAGCTGCTCAGATGTCTTGGAAATTAGTCCCTTCGAAGGACCTAACGCCGTGGTCTATCCCTGTCATACGTAAGTCTTCTCCTAACTCGGGAGGACTTGCCTCTGTGGCTGCGTTACCGTTGGACTTAGTCCGATGGGCGCTCGAACCCCGATACCTACAGCTATTGCTGCGATGGTTGACGGTGGTCGATGGGGTAGAACTCGTGTGGGCCATCCGACCCTTTGTGAAAAGGCTCGGAGAATGGTTCCGTGAAGAGCAAGGATCAAAGGTATCAGCCTTAGACTTCTTAGGAAGTTTGAGGACTGGATCACCAACTACGTCTAAGCTCTTTCAGACCTGGTGGCCGGTAACGGCTCTGGGTAAGTTAGGTTTCAAGGAGGAACCTGGAAAGATACGTGTGTTTGCCATGGTGGACGTCCTCACACAGGCCATTATGCTCCCCTTGCATAAGGCTTTATTTAAGAGATTGCGACCTATCTGTACGGACGGAACCTTCGATCAAATCGCTCCTGTGGAGCGGTTGATCAAGAGAATGAACGAAACAGGTAGAACATTCGTGGCCTCATATGATTTGAGCGCGGCAACCGATCGGTTGCCGATCTCTCTTCAAGAGGCGCTCTTAAAAGAAGTGATGGGGACTGAGTTGGCGCAACTGTGGGTTCTCCTACTCGTGGGTAGGGCGTACAAACTTCCTCGTATAGCCAAAAGCTATAATGTTGGTCGAACGCACGTCCGATACGCGGTAGGTCAGCCTATGGGAGCATATTCCTCTTGGGCTATGCTCGCGGTAACGCACCATGCAATCGTGCAATTAGCAGCGATGAGGGTGTACCGGGTGAGAGGCTGGTTCGAGTGGTATGCAGTACTTGGTGACGATATTGTCATCGCTGACAAAGCCGTCGCCCAAGAATACCTGAAGATAATGGAGACGATAGGTGTCGAGATCGGACTAGCCAAAAGTCTGGTTTCCCATACTAAATCTCTTGAGTTCGCTAAGCGAACTTACATCAACGGGACAGACTGCTCACCAATTTCTCTCGCTGAGGCCCTAGTGGCGTTACGCCACATAGGGTCTCTCGAAGAACTGGTGAGAAAGCAACTTCGTTATGGGGTAGTGAAGTTGTCGTCTGTAGCACGATTTGCGGGCTTCGGTTACAAGGTCCTATCTAAGCTCAGTCTTGGATTTGTACTGGCCAATCGTTGCGGTAGAATGTCC